AGAGCCATTCATCAAGTGTAGCAGCTTCCCAAATTGGGTAGAAGTGTAGTCCGATGGCATTGCTGCTCGGAACGACGGCTCCCGATATGATATTGTTTCCATAGAGCAGGGAGCCTGCGACTGGTTCTCGAATTCCATCAATGTCAACAGGTGGTGCAGCCACGAAGGCAGTTACAAAACAAATAGTTGCGGCTAGAAGAGTCGGGATCATAAGGATACCGAACCAGCCAACATAAAGACGGTTGTTAGTGGACGTCACCCACTGGCAGAAACTCTCCCAAGTAGATTGAGACTGCCGTTGTGAAAGGATAGCGGTCATTTAAAAGTGCGGGTTACATTTACAGTCTTATGTATTTGAGCACTTTGAATAGGGGCGACCAAGGCTCACATCCAGTGCCGCCCCGGTATTATCAGAAGGTGAAAGTCAGACCGACTTTGGTGCCAATATTCAGGGCATCAAACTCGAACTCTTGATCATTGGTGACAGCAGACACTTCACCGTAGAGCTTGAGATCTTCACTCAGCTTGGTGCTGTACTTAACTTTAGCAGAGTACTCGGTGTAACCAGCTTCACCATCAGGAGAATAGAAGATAGGACCGCCTTGAACAGCGAATCCGTTGTCAAACTTGTAACCAGCGTGGACTTCAGTCGCAGCGCCAGAGAACTCATCACCAAGGAACTTAGCTTTGTTCTCGATGTTTGCATAGGGAGCAGCGACAGCACCGTGTGCGCAACCCAGGAGGAGACCAGCAGCAATAATAGATTTCATGTTTAATAAAGGGTGTTTACTTTTTGATTTTCACACAGTTGTTGACGCGTGTGCCGCCTTTCATTTTTGTGCCAGACTTTTTGTACCCTTTCCAACAGGAAGGATCAAGGCGAGTCTTGGTCTTTTTCTTTTTTTTAGCCATTTAGCACTTCCATTTTTTTAAAGCAAGAGCCTTACGGGTTGGGCGACCCTTTTCATCTTTCATAGGTCCTTTCACACCAGACATTCTAGCACAAAAGGAATCCTTACGAGGACCGCCCCCAGGTTGAGGGGCTTTAAGATTAGAACCTGTTTCACGGTTATATTTATCACGACCGGCTTTCGTTAGTCCACCAGTACGTGATTTGTGTTTACCAATTTTTAGGCTAACGTTCTTTTTCTTTTTACTTTTTGTAGCCACCTTTTTTTCCTCCTTTGCTACCGCAGGAGCCTTTACCTTTGTGTGCCATTACCAGATACCAGGGATAATTTGACCAGTGATTGCATAAGCACCAAGAGCCGCCATGACGCCAAGCATAGCAAGACGACCATTAAGCTTCTCAGCCTTTTCATTGTGTGTTTCAGTCACTTCCATAATAGTCATAGGTGGTTCTTTTGCGTAGAGGTTAAGACGACCTCTGTCTTCAGTTACAGCGGTCATCAGAATTGTACATTAGAGCGTTCGAGTTTACGCATCACGTCCTGGCGATAAGCCGGGTCGTTATCGTAGCGTGGGTCAGACATGGCTTGTACAACCTCTGACTGACTGCGGAAAACACCGCCAGGGCTAGGGGGTTTACCTTGAACAAGGTCACCTTCCACGCCGTTAGCATCACGGTAACGATAAGACAATGCCTGCACTGCCCAATAAGCAGCAGCAGGATCACCTTTGTCCATGATGGAATCGTAGGCTTCGATCTCTTGTTCAGTCAAGTTCTGACCTGCCCAACCGAGCATCTCATTGTACTGCTCTTCACCGCCAACAGAAGACTTCAAGCTATCTGCATACTCTTGAGTCATTTGAGGCATGTTGTTGTTTGCCTCTACCTGACTCCGGTAGTTCAAATACTCTTGAGCTAGTCTGTTGGGATCTGCTTTTGCAATCTCCGCCAAAGTGGCGTCGTCGTACTTCTCATCCTTGGATTGATCCCAAAGCTGATCAAGCAGCGATTCACCAGCAGGCTCTTCAGGCTCTTCTGAGGGTTGCTCACTAGACTGATCACCAAGCTTCTTTTGAAGCTCAAGGTAAGCAGCTTCGAGTTCTTCAGCGTTCTTATATTTACCAGCAAGACGCTGTTCCTGCTGTTGTTCCATCTCCTCGCCTACTTTGAGAGAATCCTGCTCATCTGCATTAAGCTCTCCAGCTGGCGATTCATCTGGAATCATTGACATTACTTCTGCCATGTTTTACTGTGGTGGTTGTTGTTGTTGTGCTTGTTGCATTGCTTGCATCTCAGCCGCTGCAGCCTTTTGCTCAACTGCTGCCATCTGTGGTGCTTGCTGTTGTGCCAGCATCGCTTGCTGTTGCTCCATAGCTTGCTGTTGCTCAGCCTGGAGATCTTGTACGCTCTTCACAAGGTTGAGAACATCAATACCTTGAGAAGCAGCAAAGCGTTTGATCACCTCATCTGTATTGATGAACTGACCAATGGCATCAGGTCCGATGGTTTGAGCCAGCACAGTAAGGAACTGTGTCAAGCTGTCCCGATCTTGACCACGACCAAGAGCATTGATACCTGCAACAATAGTAGGTTTGACAATGTTCTTAGGAAGACGTGGGATGTCTCCAGCCTTCTGAGCCTGATCCAACTTACGGTTAAGGTAAGGGACAAGGAACTCTACAGTCAGCAGGGAGAACAAACCACCCAACTGCTGTTCCAGTTCCATTTGTGTCATACGGACCTCTTCTGCAGTGGTGCGTTCACTCTGCCTCACGTTGAGGATAAGGAAAGCTTCACTGAGACGACGTTCAAGAACAGAGGTCATTTGATAAGCAGTACCGAAGTCAGCGGTCTTGCCTACCTGGATTACAGCCACGTCGTCAGGTCGTCCTTGGATGATAGCACCGTTACCAGCGTTAGCAAGTGTAGCAGGCTTGGTGGTAGAACTAGGGTTCACCACAAATACTACCTTAGCAGCCGCTGCGCTGCCTTCAACCAGGGCTTGTGTCAGTGCTTCAAGTGACTTCAGGTCTCCGATGAACTGACCCACTCTACCACGTCCGTAGTTCTCACCGTCAACCGTGTTGAAACGGAGCGGGATCCAGGGGTTGGTGGCTTCAGGAGCTTTGCCTTCAGAGCCTTTCAGCTTGTAGTCGTAAGCCTCCTGGTGCCACACAAAGCGATTGTTCTCTCGCCTTACATGGGTGTAAACATCACATTCATCATCGTAATCCCCGTAGGTATCACTGACAGTTTGGTTTTGAAGATAGTCCTTAGGAAGCTTGTCTTCAATTAGCTTTTTGTTAATTCGTTCTTTGGTGACGATTTCAATCACGTTGCCGTTGCCATCACGATCGACAACAAAGCGATTCAGAGGATAAACTTTGAGCCCCTTACGACCCATGAATACCAGAACGTTACCACCGACGACAAGATGAAGCAGTGCCTGATGCACCGCTACCCTATCATCAGTAGCTGCAATGGACTCAAGGATAATCCGCTCAACTTTTGCAAAAGACAAATCAAGTTCTGATTTAATCTCTGGACCCATCTCTTCTCCAAGCTGACTTTCGTCAAGCTGTAGTTTAAAGAAGCTAGTTTGAACAGGGAGCAGAGCCAGCATCAACTTGGATGCCAGAGTAACTACACCTTTCGCACCAACGCTTTGGTAAGGAGTGAGGAGGTTCTTCATGCCATGAGTATGTTCCTCATGACCACGAATCAAATAAGGGAGTGTCAGTTTAGATGCCTGTTCAGCTTCGTTTAAGAACTGAGAACGGTCGCTGGATAAAACGTCATAACGAGTTTTAGCTGACATCGTTTTAAATGTTCATTGATTTAATTTGTAGCTCAGGACGACTGAACCTAGTAGAAGCACCTGGTCGAATAACCATTGACTTACCAGCACCCAATACCTGAGCTTCTCTTTGTGGAGCAGCTTGTCGAGTCTGAGCTTCTAAAGCTTGCTGCTGCATTTGCTGCATCTTCTCTTGCTGCTTACGCTGTGCCTCAGCAAAGTTTGCGCCTTGCTGCTTCAGCTCTTGCTGAAAGGCAGCTTGCATATCTCTAATCTGATTTTGAAAACTTGACTGCAGCTGCTCTTGCTGTTTTTGTTGTAGGTAATCTTGTGCGCGGGGACCAAAGAAAAACCGTTGCTCGTACCCCATCCGCTGGATGTCGGAAATGCTCAACCCAGAAGCTTCAGCTTTTTGTACGGCACGTAAACCTCTGCCGCCATATATGTCTGCAAAACTAGCCATAACTTATACGTTGAGAGAAGAGATACGCATACCACGACGACCGAATGCACCAGATACACCACGGCGTGCAATCTGCATGGGGGTACCTGCTGCACCTGAAGCCATTTGAACACCTGCTACTTGTGGACGTTCCTGCTGTGCAACCTGTGCTTGCATCATCTGCTGCTGCAAAGCTTCCATACGTTCAGACTGTGAAGCTTGCATCTGTTGGAACATCGACTGCTGCTGCTGCATACTTTGCATGAACCCAGCCTGCATCTCTGCAATTTGAGCTGCAAGTGCATCAGCCATTGAAGTATCTGGTGCTGGTGGTGCAGGAAAATTGTCTACAGGAAGTGTAGGTGGAGTAGATGGAGCAGCAGGTGCAGGTGCTGGTTTTGGAGCTGCTGATTGTTTTGGTTTGGCTGCTTTAGGAGCTTTAGGTTCTGGCAGCTTTGAATAAATAGCAAACGTTCTCGGCGTACCGCGCATGTTTTCTTGCGTCGTTGTACCTGATTGGTAATAACCTTTAGGCGCTTTAGAGGAACCTACTCTGCCGATAACATCTTTGCCTTTTTTAATAGCTTTTTTAAGATCTTTGCCACCGCTTGGGCGGAAAGCATCGCCGTATATTTTAAAACTTTTAGCATCAAACAAACGCATTAGTTTTCCTCCATATATTGGATGACCCACTCAACGACACTACGTTGACCAGATCGGTACATAATTTTTTCCATTGAATCTTCTGGTGTAGGGTTGGTGGGTGGAAAGGATTCTTCTAGCTTAATAAGCATAGCATTTGCTGTCATGCCTCTAACATCTAGAAGATTAAGGTCAGGCATATTGGGGGAGGTTGACATTGCTATGCTCGAAGAAGGCAGGCATTCTAGCAGATTTAGTTGCGGACAATTCTGGGGCTTTGCCCTCATACATTAGCCGGTCGCTAGAATCCAGCCAAAATTTTTTGTCCAAATATTTATCGGTAGTATTAATACCTAGTGGTTGCATTACCCAATTGATAGTTGCCTTCCTGAGTTTATCAAGAGAAGGACTGATGTTAT